GTTAAAGACGGTGAATACCCAAATGACTTTAAGTTCACAGAAGAATCACAACTCATCAAGTTCATTGGTGAAGGACCTTTCCGTAGTTACGAACAGCACTGGATTGACCGTTCGTCAGGTAAGCGTTCATTTGTTTGTCTTGCAGATTCTGACCCAGAGGGTTGTCCACTATGCGACCTTCTAGGAGATAAGCCACGTGGCAAGTTTGCTTTCACTGTTCTTGTTCTTTCATCAGAAGAGAAGAAGACAATGATTATGACTGCTCCACCAACTTTGTTCCGTCAGATTAAGGCAGCACACGAAGACCCTAAGCGTGGACCGTTGAATAAGTTTTACTATTCAATCTCACGTTCAGGCACTGGACCACAGACAACGTACTCATTAGAGCGTGTTCGTGGAACAGACCTTGTAGAAGATTGGGACCTTGACCTTGCTCAGGTTGAGGAACTCGTAGCATCGGCTGAGTCATTCAGCCCTGAAGTAATTTGGGACACACCTCGCTCCGAATTACTTGAGATTGCTCGTTCAATCGCTTAACCCCATTAGCGATTAGTCCCACGTGGTGGGTTGGCAGTATGCGGATTCTGCTAACCCACCACACTATAAAAGGAGCATTATGAATATCATTACAACACAAATTGGTTTAATGGAGATGGTTGACCATTACTTAGACCAACCTGCTTTTGCATTTGACGTAGAAACCGTTGGTCCTGACGATTTTTCAAGACTGCATCCATTGCTTAACGAAGTTACTTGGATTGCGTTTGCAACAGAAGGACGAGTTGACGTTATACCTATGGGTCACCCAAACGGTGAGTTTTTGCGTCATGACAAGCCGTTGCTTGGTTCTGGAGAAAAACGTTTAGCGGAAGGAAAAGAAGTTCGTGAACAAGACTATTCAAAGCGTGAAGATAACTGGACACCAGTATTCGACGCAGCACCCCCTCAGTTACTCCCAGGGGATGTGTTTAAAGCACTCAAGCCTTTACTGTTTAGTGACAAAACAAAAGTTGGACACAACATCAAGTTTGACCTCAAAGCAATTGCTAAGTACTACCGAGGAGTAGTTTGTCCAAAGCCGTACTTTGACACCATGATGGCTTCGTTTATTTTAGATAACCGAACCAAAAACAATCTAGGACTTGCAGCCTGTGCTGAGAGAGAACTCGGGCTAATTGTTGTTAAGGGTGTAGGTAAAGCAGTAGAACGCCACTCCTTTAGTGAGGTTGCTAAGTATGCAGCCATTGATGCCGAATCAACTTGGCAGTTATACAAGATTTATGACCAGCGTCTAAAAGAGAGGGAGATGCTTACTGTTTGGCGTTTAGAGATGGACTTGATGCTTGTACTTGCTGATATGGAATTAGCGGGTGCAACCATTGACGAAGAAGAACTTGAAAGCCTACGTAAGCAACTTGAGAAAGACCTTATTAAGGTAACTGGTGAAGCCTACAAATTGGCAGGAAAAGAGTTCCACATGAACTCAATCCCTGAAAAGCAAAACATCCTTTTTACTCCTAAGTCAGAGGGTGGTCGCGGTATCCGACCTAACAAGACAATCAAGATTGCTTTAACTCCTAAAGGGCTAGAAGCAGTTAAGAGTGGCGTTGAGGTAGGTCCTAAGCACTACTCGGTAAGTGCAGAAGCACTTGAGTACTATCGTGAGAAAGACCCACTTGTGGGTGCAATCATGAAGTATCAAGACTTAAACAAAATCATGACTACCTATGTAACTCCTTACACAGGTGGTGCGGTTACACGAACAACCGCTGGTAAATCAAAGACAACAGAAAGACAAAGTCTTTTAGTAAATGGCAAGGTGCACACCAACTTTAAGTCTCACGGTGCTGAGACTGGTCGGTTCTCTAGTAGCGAGCCAAATTTACAGAACATCCCTAACGGTGGTGAATACGGCAAGTTAATCCGTAACTTGTTTATTGCTCCTCCTGGATACAAGTTAGTGGTTGCCGACTACTCACAGATTGAGCCACGCATTATTGCTTCGTTTTCTCGTGACCCACGCATGGTTAAGAACTATCTAGAAGGTGGAGACATTTACACAACTATTGGAGAGAGTATGGGTGTAGACCGTAAAGCAGGAAAGGTACTTGTACTTGCTATTGCTTACGGTATCGGTCCAGAAAAGATTGCAGACCAGATTGGATGTACCGTTAAAGAATCTCATCAATTGATGGATAGATTTAATGATTCATTCTCTTCTGTAAACAACTATCGAGAAAAAGTCATTCGCCTTGCTCGTCAACAACGACCTTTGCCTTATGTCTCTACCGTTTTAGGTCGCAGACGTTACATTCCAGAGTTACTAAATAAAGACCTAGGAATGAAGTCACGAGCAGAACGTCAAGCCTTCAATACCGTTATTCAAGGCTCTGCTGCAGACCTCATCAAGTTAGCCATGGTTAGGGCACACTCTTGTTTTGTAGATGAGCCAGAAGTCAACGTACTTCTTACAGTTCACGATGAACTTGTAACAATTGCCCCAGACCACCTTGTTGAAGAGACCGCTGCAGCAATCAAGTCATCTATGGAAGGTGTTAAACTACCTGATATGAAAGTGCCTCTTATTGCAGAGACATACGTAGTTCAGAAATGGGGTCAAGCAAAGTGAGTTGGTTTAAAAAGAAAAAAGTTGAAATAACACTAGACGAGTTAACTACTGAAGTTATGGCACGTATTCGTGGTCTGTATTTAGACGCTCAGTTTAAAGACGCATTTGCGTTAAGTGTTTTGTCAGGCACATCTATGGTCAGCGATGAAGTTGCTGAGATGGAACAAGCAGCAAGTAACAGAAGATTTAAACGTGTTGAGCACTTAACCCCACTCATTGTGGCTCAAACCTTTGCTATTGCTAAGTCCAATATGGAGTACCACAAAACAACTATGCCAGGAAACGTTAGTCAAGTTCCAGAAGAAGTGTGGTCAGAGATGGTCACTCACAGTCATCAGATGATGCTTGGTGCTGTGCTAGGGTCTATTTCACAGATGGTAGATTTAAATTTATTAAGCGTAGGACCAAGGAGACCAAAATGAGTAGTGCAGACTGGTGGGCAAAACAGTTGCAGGGCAATGCCCCTACACAACGTCAAGATGTGTCACCTCCTATGCCACCGTCTCAACAACCAATGACACGGTACGAAGCACCCCAACCTCAAGCATCTAACTTAAGAATTGGTAGTGCTCAACAAACACAAAGTTGTCCTGAATGTAACTCAAATAATTACATGGCAGTACAGAACACAGCACCTCGCTGCTATGACTGTGGATATCCAATCAGTCAATCAGGTTCTAGATACGGAGCACTTACAGGTGCAAAAGTAGAAGGAACTGCAAAGTCTTCAATAGGAAACGACTCAACTAGCAACTGGAACCCACAGGGCATCATAGGAAGAATTGACGGATGATAAATGACGAAGCACGTAAAGTGGCAGCACTACTCAATAAAAGGTTTGGCGACAACGTCGTTGTGGTCGCTTCTGATATTAGGTCTGACCTTATTCCTCGCATTACCAGTGGTTCTACTACATTGGATTACATCCTTGGAGGAGGATTTCCAGGAAACCAGTGGAATGAATTAGTTGGAGAAGCATCACACGGTAAGACTGCCGTTGCTTTAAAGACAATTGCTGCTAATCAAAAGTTAAACCCAGAACATACAACAGTATGGGTTGCAGCAGAACAATGGGTTCCAGAGTACGCTGCGATGTGTGGCGTAGATACAAGCCGTGTAATTGTTATTGAAACAAATATTATGGAAGAAGCCTACGACGCTGTTATTGCGTTTGCTGAATCCAAGTCTATTGACGCAATTGTTATCGACTCTCTTCCAGCCCTATCTCCTAAGCCTGAGATGGAAAAGAACATGGATGAATTGACCATTGGTCGTGGAGCAATGCTTACTAACAAGTTCTTTAGAGTTGTTGGTTCAGCCATTAAAAGAAGTTTGGTTGAGGATGAACGTGCTGTGCTCGGCATAGTTATCAATCAGTACCGTATGAAAATTGGCGTAATGAAGGGAGACCCTCGTACAACTCCAGGAGGAGAAGGCAAGAACTACGCTTTCTTTACCCGTTGTGAGGTGCGTAGAGACGAGTGGATTGAGATTGGTCCTAGCGGCAACAAGACTCGTATTGGTCAATCTATTAAGGTTAGAAGCCTAAAGAACAAGACAGCCCCACCACAGCGTGTGGCTTACTTTGATTTCTACTTTGCCCCAGGCGGAGAGTGCTCTCCAGGAGAGTATGATTTTGCTAAGGAAATTGCAGCAATGTCAGTGCTCACTGAGATAATTGAGCGTAAAGGTGCTTGGTATTACTACGGTGAACGTAAGTGGCAAGGCACAGACGCAGTAATTGCAAGTATCCGAGAAGAGATTGAACTCAAAGAAGAACTAACAAAGAAGGTGCTTGAACTTGGCTAAAGAACCTAAGACCCCTAATTGGTATTTGTCTATGGACCAATACTTAACAATTCTTAACGACGTTGTACGACAGTCAGATACTTACGTGACTGGAAAATACGTACACGAAACAATGCACCCAGAAGATTTATCGGTAACAGTACAGTCCGCTGCAGAAACAGTCGCACTGACAATCACCGCCATTGGAAAATACAAGTCACACATGCTTGAAGACCAATGAAATCAGAAGGACAGAAGCAGTCACAAAAACATGAAAAACGTCTCGCTAAATTAGTTGACGGTTCTGTTAATGCTGCTTCTGGAGCCTTCTGGTCCAGAAAGGGAGATGTACGTTCTAAAGAACTCTTGATTGAACACAAGTGGACAGGCAAAAAGCAGGTCACTATTAAGTCAGATGTTCTAAAGAAGATAACGAGAGAGGCAATACTAGATAGCCGAATACCCGTCCTCGGTTTACATTTAGATGGGGAGAACTACGTGGTTCTTCTTGAAGACGATTACCTAGAAATGAGAGAGACCATTGAAAAGGAATCGTAACAAATGGACGAACCGTCTTATTCGTGGCGGTATCAGGCAAAGTGTAAAGGAGAGGACACTGACACCTTCTACCCACCTCGTGACAAGGATTTATACACAGTTATTGCGGACAGGGCCAAAACCTTTTGTTTTGGAGAAAACGGGAAAACCCCGTGCCCAGTTCGTACACAATGTCTGTGGGATGCTGTAGAAAGGGATGAGCCACACGGTATTTGGGGAGGACTTTCACATCGTGAAAGAAATGCTCAGGTAAGAAAGTGGAAGAAGTCTTACAAAAAGCAGATGACTTTAAAAGAGTTCATCCTTAGATTGGAAAATGAATGACAGACCTAAAGAAGTTTTTAGACGCTAAGAAGACCAATCCTCGTCTCATTGGCGATATTGAACGACACTTGATGTCACGACCACCAGAAAAGCGTTCAACCATTGTGTTGCACCCATCTGAGATGGTTAAATCTGATTGGTGTCTAAGGGCATCTTATTTTGCACTTACTGGTGCAGAGGTCAAGAAAGACAAACCAAACCTTCGTTTGCAGTCTATCTTCGATGAAGGTCATAGTATACATGCTAAATGGCAAAACTGGTTTAGAGAAATGGGTGTGCTTTACGGTGCTTGGAGTGACTCAACTGGAACTTCTTGGGCTGTTGCTAAAGATGTACACCAAAGCGTTGAGTACAAAGAAGTACCTCTAGTTCTTCCAGAACTAATGATTGCAGGTCATGCTGATGGTTGGATTAAGGGTATTGGTGATGACTGCCTGATTGAGATTAAATCAATTGGTGCAGGAACACTACGTTTTGAAGCCCCTGAACTACTTGCTAAGGCTGATGGTGATTTAACTAAAGCCTGGAGAAGTATTCGTCGTCCTTTTAGAACGCACATCCTTCAAGGTCAGATGTACTTAGAGTTAGCCAAAAGAATATTTGGTGATGATGCTCCTAAAGAGATTGTTTTTCTTTACGAACTTAAGGCAGACCAGGATTATAGGGAATTTACTATAAAGGCAGACTACGAGTTTGTAGAGTCTATCTTTGAAAAAGCACAGTTAGTTGTAGATGCTTTTAAAGCGGGTACTCCTATTGAGTGCAGTAACAACGCTGCACTAGGATGTAAACAATGTAACCAGTTTGGAGAGAGCGATGCTTAAGTTTGGACCAGCCTCACAGAAAGCGGTAGATGCTTTGACAGAACAAGGTTTTTTTCACGCTGCAAAACAGTCAGAGTTTCCAACAATGCCAAAGGAACTTACAGACCTTGACGGAGAAGACTTAAGTCAGTTGTTTAGTAGTTTAACTGCTTGGTCTAACTACATTGCCACTCAGTTGTCTGCAGCCCAGATAGACGAACGTTACGCAGAAAAAGCAGTTGACTCTGCTTCTGCACGACTAATGGTTACTCGTATGGGTCAAAAAACTACTGGAGAACGCATCACTGCAATTAAAGCAGAGGTTGCAATTGACCCAAAGGTTTTGGGATTGGCTGAGAAGTTAGAGGAGTCTTACGCTTATCGTAAGATGATTGAAGTTATGTTTTACAACCTAGAACGAGACACCGCTTTGGTCTCCCGTGAAATAACTCGTCGTTCCTCTGACTTCCGTGCAAACCGAAAGGATAAGTTCTCATCATGATTATTGGATTATCTGGGTTTGCACAGTCTGGAAAAGACACTGTTGCAGAACGTTTAGTAAATGAGCACGGATTTGAACGTATTGCCTTTGCTGACCCCATTCGAAAAATGGTTTACGCAATGAACCCTAAAATTAATGGAAAGCCTCTAGATGAGTTAGTTGATGAGTACGGCTGGGACGTTGCAAAAAAGAACCCTGAAGTTCGTGAAATGCTCCAACAGTTTGGCTATTCTGCTCGTGTTTATTTAGGAGAAGATGTTTGGGTTGTTACCGCACTTCGTAAAATGTCTGACAAATCTAAACGATACGTAATTACAGATGTGCGTTTTTTAAACGAAGCAGGAACCCTAAAGGTTTTAAAAGGAAAGATATGGCGTGTAGAAAGACCAGAAGTAGAGGCTGCAAATGAACACGTCTCTGAATGGGAAATGAACGCATATAACTTTGATGAGAGACTTAATAATGACGGAACTATTGAACAACTAAACTTTTTAGTAGACACTCTTGTCAACAAAAACGTTTGATGGCGGACTTACACGTAAAGAAGACGTGTACATAGGCATAGACCAATCGTTAACTGGGTTTGGTCTAACTGCTATATCTGAAGACAACCCTTTGGAGTTCCATACTTGGGTCTACAAATCCCCTTACTTTGGAATTGAACGCCTTGTAGATATTAAAGAGTGGGTAGGCGATACTCTGGACTACATACAAGAGTTAGACGCGGAGATACTTGATGTTGCTATAGAAGGTAGCGTTCTTCAATCTCCTGCTGCTTTAAAACTAGGTGAGTTAGCAGCCATAGTTAAACTAGAACTATACGAACGAGACAAGATATTCCCATTGCAGGTATCTCCAATGACCCTAAAGAAGTTTGCTGCAGGTAAAGGCAACGCTAAAAAACAAGAGATGTTGATGCAGATGTACAAGCGTTGGGGTGTGGAGTTCAGTGATGACAATGCTGCTGATTCTTATGCCCTAGCCAGACTTGTCTCAGGTACTGGGATAAACGAAGTTGAAAAGGCTATTATCAAACAAATGTCTGACCCAAAATACAGAGATGAAAAGCGTTTAGACTGACGTATCTATAGTTTTTCCCTACCTTTAGGGAGTAGGCGGGCACCACAAACTAAAGGAATACTAAATCGTGAATAATGTTGAACCAACCGTTCCAAAAGAAGAACCGTTTCTTCGTGTAAGTGCTGGAAGCAACCCACAAAGTGTGGCTTCCGCTATCGCTCACGCCTTGTACGCAGACCGTCAGGTCAAACTACGTGCCGTAGGAGCAGGTGCTGTTAACCAAGCCGTTAAAGCCCTGGCTATTGCCCGTGGATATGTAGCCCCAAGAGGGCTAGACCTAACCTGTAAGCCAGGTTTTACGACAATTGAAAGCCGTGATGGGGAAATCTCCGCCATCGTGTTTAGCATACAAGCCAGTTAAAAAAAGGTATTATTCTTTTAAGGGCACAAAGGAGTTCCAATGTCAGACTATAGAAAGATGGGACACGCTATGCGTCGTCGTGCAGGAGCAGCATCAAACCACATGGACGCTGCAGGAAAAAATACATCAGTAGATGTTCCAAGCGTTATTGACCAACACATCACTGCGGGAAGTGCAAAACTTTCTGTTGGTGCTGTAAGAGGAACACTCATTCCTAAGAAGAACACACAAGCAGGAGACCCAACTGCAATGGGTCCAAAGCCACGTCGTACACCAGTTCAGGTAGATGCAAGTTCATCAGAGCGTCTAGGTGCTGCGTACCGCGTTACATCACGTTACTCAGTCTCTTCACCAGAGGCTGCAGCAACAATGTCTGCTGGTCGTACTGTTCCTTCTACAATGGGTTCACGTCAGAACTTTTCTGACGGTACTGAATCAACTAAGTACTAGTTTTAAATGAGCAAGAAACCAACTTCTGCTCAAGACGAAGGTGACCCACGCCTCTCTGCTTACAAGTATGAGGGCGTGACATCTCCGTCTGCTTTGGGTTCCCAAAATCTTTCAAGTGCTCAACAACGCACAGCCTGGAAGAACGAGAACAACGCATACGGAACACCTGCTCCTTATTCAAAGCAGACCCGTGGCTCTTACTACAACTTCGACGATTCTTCAAGCACGACACGAGAAGATAAGTAGCCACCTCCCCGTAGTTCTTTGCTTTTTTCCTGTACGCTTTCTTAGAGGAAATCTTTAAGAGAGGAACACATGCCTAGAGCATTTCAGTACCCAAGCGAAGACCAGTTAGATTCTTTTTTCAATACCCCACTCCATTTGCCAGAAACAAAGCGTTGTCGTTTTGGAGATTGGCTAGATTTCCTTTCCCAAGAACACCGTGAAATGGTTGATGTTTGGCTTAAAGCAAATCACGATGATGTTGTTAAACCCAATTACGTAAAAATCCACGAAAAGTTTCAAACAATGACTGACATCAGTCGGGACACAATCCGCCACCATCTGAAGGGTAAATGTGCATGTCGTTAAATGATGATTTTAAAAACGAGGTTGCTGACATACAGCACAAGAACAGAGTTAAAGAACTTTTAGAAAAACAAGGATTGAACGCAGAAGATGTTGGACGCATCTCTAAGGTAAGTGTTTCCACTTATCAAACGGTTACAAAAGATGACGAAGGCAACGCAACAGTCCATGACCTTGAGGGTTACAAGTATGTAATTCACCCTGCATGGGAAGGTTACGAACCGTTACGACAAGCAGACCCTGTTGAGGTTAATCTTGGTTGGGTCCCTACACGCCATGACAAAAGCATAACTAAACTAAAGTGTGCAGTAATTCTTCCAGACCCACAGATTGGTTACCGTCGTTACGCAGACGGAAGACTAGACCCATTCCACGACTTAGCAGCAATTGATGTTGCACTTCAAATCACAGCGTTTGTACAAGAGAAGTATGGCGTAGATGACATTATCAATCTTGGAGACTTCCTAGATTTGCCAGAGCATTCTCGTTTTGCTCAAGAGCCGTCATTTGCTAACACCACGCAACTTGCAATTAACTACGGTCACGAATTTTTGGCAAAGCAACGTGCCATAGCACCCGATGCTCGTATTGCACTACTAGAGGGTAATCACGACAATCGTCTTAGCCTGTATGCGTTTCGTAATGGGCAAGCCTCGTATGGATTAAAGAAGGCTGATGAACTTGAGGGTGACCCAGTTCTTAGTGTTCAGAATCTACTTTGCCTTAAAGACCTTAACGTAGAGTTCTACGATAAGTACCCGTCACTTGATTCACAGATTTGGTTAGGTAAGTATCTACGTGCAATGCACGGAACTAAGGTACGAAGCAACGGTTCAACTGCTGCAGCCTATACAAATGACACACCACACTTATCAACAATTTACGGACACATTCACCGTCAAGAGTTGCAGTACAGAACTACTTACGATGCTGACGGTCCAATTCGTAGCGTTGCTGTATCTCCAGGATGTTTGTGTCGTGTAGATGGTGCTGTTCCTTCGGTTAACTCAGGAGTTAGTTCCGATGGAAAACCTGGAAAGCATTGGGAGAATTGGCAACAAGGTGTTGCAGTAGTTTGGTACAACGAAGAAACAGGTCGTTTTGCTGTAGAACTAGTGCATATTATTGAGGGTGCTGCGTTGTACCAAGGTCAAGAATTTGTAAGTAGTGCATCTCCCGCTCAAACTCAGCCATAGATTTATCAGTAACTGAACCAACCCATCCACATTTAGTGGGATTGCAAACAGCCTGGAAAGTCAGGTTATTAACAACTGCAATAGCCACGTGGTGGGTTGGTTCAGTCATTTGACGCTCCTTTTACTAAGACAAACACAAGTCTAGAGTAGACCATTGGCTCATGGAATTAAACAACGAGCAATTTGCGGCACACATAAACAACCCTAAAGAAGGTGGCGGTTCTATGAACCTGACCACAGGTCAAGCACCTCAAGGTCGTGGGTTTATGACTGCATTTGATGGTGCGGAAAAACGCACTCCACTTCCAGCAACATCAGAACAATTGTCGTCATACCAAGCAGAAAACGCTTCTAAAGTAAAAGGCAATCAAGGTGCGTTTCACGGTGCATGGAAGAATGAACCAGAGCACTACACACAAGATTTATCTGTTCAAGTAAAGACCCCTAAAGAAGCACAATCAATGGGAGAGTCAGAACACCAAGAGGCTGCATACGCATTACCTCACACACCAGTTAGCCGTACAGGTGCAACTGTTGGTCCACATGGTGGAGATGTTCTGTTTCACACAGGAGATTTAGGTAAGAACGATGTTGACCCTAACTATCAGCCAGGTGCTCAAGATATGAAGGGTGGACGTGGTTCATTTACTAAGAACCAATACGCTAACAAAGACTGGGACAAAGTTGGTGGAACCAATGCTGGTCAACCAGTTAGTTATGGCGAAGTATTAAGAACTATTAACAAGAACCGTGTTACACGTTTAAGAGGTACAGGTAACTAATGGCACTAGGCAATATGTCGCCTAACCAGAACTGGCAATCGCTGGGTGCTGGTGGGTTAAACGGTTATAACAATCAGGGAGACCATGGCGGTCCTTCTGTTCGTTCTAACCTTGACTTTCAACGCCTTGGTGTAGGTCGTGTACCTTCTGCAGAGTATCCAGATGGATACCTAGGTTCTTTAACAACCCGTCGTCGTGATGACAGACTATTAGATTCACTAAAAAACAATTTAAATAAGAAGGCGTATCAACGTGGAGTTCACAAAGGTGAACGAGTTGACGCATCCCAGTACTACTGGCCCCAAGAATTACAACCCACTCGTGGAATATCACGACAGATGAAATCAAAAATGGATGTCTCCACTGGTGTGGTTGTATATTATTCAGAAAGAAACAGACCAGAAGTTGAACTAACTCCAGCACCACACTTAGTTAACGATGGTAAAGCAAACAAACGTGCAGATGAGCCAGGTGCTCTTTACGCCAAGGCAAACAACTCTCGCCTTATTAATATGAGACCAGGCTGGAGATAACATGACACAAAAAGCCGATGGCGTTTACGGACGTAAACCATGGAATCAACGTCCACCATTTCAACCTGACCAAGTAGCAAAGCGTTGGCAGTACAACGGTCCATGGACAAGCAACATGGAGAAGTTAACCTCTCAAGCACTTATGGTTATGAACATTCCAGGTGCTGAACTTGCAAAAATGGTACGTCCTCCACTGCCACAAATCAGATTATTTCCAGAAAAGTACGGTTATGACCGTCGTGCTTTTGGTATTGACGATATTGTTTCTATTGACCGTAACTATGTAGAGCCAAGAATTTCATGGTTCTCAGGTGGTGTCGGTGAGTATTCAGGTTCATCACGTAACGATTTGGGGAACAATTAATGGATATGGAAGGCGGAGCATTTCCACTAGAAATGCAAGCAAAGACTGTTGTAAATAACATTATGAATTACAACGGGTCACACCCATGCCCAACGTGTGGACTAATTATGAACCCAACTGAAGCCATGTATAGCAAGGGTATGTGTGCAGAGTGTTTCTCACAGCATAGTGCTCGTCGTCTAAAGAATCGAATGGCATAATGGCAAGAAAGAAAAAAGACTCTGTTCAAAGAGTAGGGATGACACCTGAACGTTCAGCCGAGATTGCTAAAGAAACTGAAGCAGCATTAGCCTCTGCACGTGCATCTGAAGAAAAAAGAGTTGCAGCAAAGACTGCTGCTGAAAGACCTAAACCAGAACCTGTTGCACCTGCTGAACCTAAAAAAGTTGTGGGACGACCATTTCCAAAAGCACCCGTAGCACCAGGACCAACTGGTACACCTAATTTTGTTGGTACAACTACCGACCCAAAAATGTTGCCATCTCAACCACAAAAGAAGAGAAGCAGAACTCGTACTGGTAAAAAGATTGATAGAAAAACAGGAAGAGTTGTTACTCCTAAAGCAGGTCGTTTAGTTGGTACAGGCGACGGTACAGTAAAGAAAGTTACTCAAGAAGATGTAACAGCAGCACAAACAACCTCACTTCCTGATGCTCCTGTAGTAAGACCAGACGCAGCACCAAAGACAAGAATTATTAGAGACGCTACTGCTAGACCAACTGGTACTTCTGTATCTGTTGGT